CCTCGCGCCATCGCGAATCCCAACCCGCCAATCGGCGGGTTTTTTTATGCACGGAGAAAATGAGCATGAGCATTCAAGCATTGCGCGAGCGCCGCAACGGTCTGGCTATCGAGGCGCGCAAACTGTTGGACGATTCCAAGGATGTCAAATGGACCGCCGAGAACCAGACCAAGTACGACGGTCTGACCGGCGAAATCCTGGACATCGATGCACGCATTGAGCGCGAGCAGAAGTTGCTCGACCTCGCTGCCGAGGAACGCATTCAGCACCGCGACCCGTCTGCCAAGAATGACGACCCGCTGTCGGACATCCGAATCTTTGACGCCTGGATGCGTCGCGGTGAAAAAGGTTTGAGCGCTGAGCAGGCGTCCAAACTTTACAACACGATGTCTACCACCACCGGCTCCGAGGGTGGTTACACCGTGCCGTCTGCTGTGGCGTCCGAGCTGATCGATGCGCTCAAGGCATTCGGTGGTGTGCGTGCGGTGGCCGATCAACTGACCACTGCGCAGGGCAACCCGCTGAGCTATCCGTCTACTGACGGGACTGCCGAGGTGGGCGAGCTGCTCGCAGAGAACACCGCCGCCGCTGCGCTTGATCCGTCGTTCGGGACCGTAGGTCTGAACGTCTTCAAGTACAGCTCGAAAATTATCGCGGTGCCTATCGAGCTGCTCCAGGACAGCTCGGTGGATATCGAGGCGTTTGTTCGCCGCCGCATCATTGAGCGAATCGGCCGCATCGAGAACCAGCACTTCACCACCGGCACCGGCACCGGCCAGCCGCGCGGTATCGTGACTGGCGCGTCGGCCGGCAAGGTTGGCACCACCGGCCAGACCGCCACCGTCATCTATGACGATCTGGTCGATCTGCTCGAATCGGTGAACGAGGCGTACCAGCTCGGCGGCGTGTGCCAGTGGATGTTCAGCCAGACCGTGCGCGGCCTGCTGCGCAAACTGAAGGACACCGCTGGTCGTCCTATCTGGACTCCAGGCTATGAGGCGGGCATTACTGCCGGCGCTCCTGACCTGCTGCTCGGGAAGTCGGTTGTGATTAACAACGACATGGCGACGCCTGCCGCGAACGCGAAGTCGATCATCTATGGCGACTTTAAGAAGTACATCGTGCGCGACGCGATGGCTGTGTCGCTGATGCGCTTCGATGATTCCGCGTATGCCTCGAAAGGGCAGGTCGGCTTCCTGGCGTTCATTCGCTCCGGTGGCAACCTGATGGACACCGCCGCTGTGAAATACTACGCGCACTCCGCGACGTAAGACCCACGGGGCAGGCTTCGGCCTGCCCCGTTTTTTTACTTTGTCGAGGTGGAAAAATGGCCGTAGTTAAAACCATTTGTGCCCGTGCGTTGGTGACGTTCTGGTACGAGCAGACTGAATACAAACCGAATCAATTGGTCGAGTTGCCAGCTCCGGCAATCGCCTCCCTGAAAGCTGACGGTCTTGTCGACGATGACAAGGCGGCCGTCGCCTACTGCAAACAATCTGCCGAGGCCTGACCTATGCGCCTGGAACTAGTCACGGCTCCCACGACCGAACCCGTCACGCTGGCCGAGGTAAAGACGCGCCTTCGCATTGACGGCTCGACCGATGACGCGGGGGTGCAGCGGTTGATTGCCGCCGCTACCCGACACGCTGAGACGGTGTGTCGCCGCGCGTTCGTTACTCAGGTCTGGACGCTGGTGCTGGACGGGTTTCCGTGCGGCTCGATTTCCCTGCCGCTGCCGCCGCTGCAATCGGTGGACGAAATCACCTATGTCGATACGAATGGCGCGACGCAAACCCTGGCGTCCAATCAATACGTCGTGGACAAGGCCGGCATGATTGGTCTGGTTCACCGCGCCTATCAAGTGCAATGGCCGACCACGCGCGACCAACCGATGTCAGTCCGTGTCAAGTTCACGGCGGGCTATGGAGCTGCCGCTTCGGTGCCGGCTGATCTGGTGTCGGCGCTGATGCTGCTGATTGCGCACTGGGACCAGAATCGGGAGCCGGTGGTTATCGGCACCATTACCTCGGCCCTCCCCATGAGCGTCGATTCGCTCCTGGCCCCATACGTGATTACGGGTGTCCCATGAGACTTGGACCGCTGCGCCATCGCGTGACATTCCAGGCACGCAAGACTGGGCGCGATGATTTCGGCCAGCCGGTGGAAGGCTGGGACCCGGTGGTCACTGTCTGGGCGTCGGTCGAACCGATCAGTGGGCGCGAGCTGCTGTCTGCGCAACAGGTACAGGCGGCCGTGACCCATCGCATTCGATGCCGCTACCAGACTGGCTTAGCGGCGTCGCAGCGTATCGTCTTCGGTGCGCGCTATTTCGATATTCAATCGCTAATCAACCCAATGGAAATTGGCGCGTCGCTGGAAATCTTGGCGACCGAGGGGCTGAGTGATGGCCGATGAAATCAACATCTTAGGGTTGAAAGAAATTCAATCGACCCTGAACAAGTTGCCGGCCCGACTGGGTGAAAAAGTCGTGCGCGCTGCGTTGCGCGCTGGCGCTCAAGTCATTCGCAAGGACGCTCAGGCGCGTGCGCCGGTCCTGAAAAAACCGAAGTATGGGCGCAAGCCCGGCACGGTAAAAAAGGCTATCACCATCAGGCGCTCCAAGCGGGATAAGTTCGGTGTGTACCTGACGGTCAAAGGATTGAGCGCCAAGCAGATCAAGGCATTCAAAGGCGGGAAGGCGTCCAAGAACGCGGCCTACAACCCGGACGACCCCTGGTACTGGCACTTCCTAGAATTCGGGACGGCCAACATGCCGGCCCATCCGTTCCTCCGCCCGGCATTCGAGGCGCAGAAGTTCGCCGCGCTGCGCAAGTTCGAGGAATACGCAAAGCGTCGTGTCGTGCGGGAGGCTGAAAAGCTGGCGCGGGAACAGGGGAGCAAAGCCGCATGATTGAAATCGACTTGCGCGCGGCGATGATTGCCGCCCCCGCCGTGACCGCATTAGTGGGCCAGCGGATCGCGGCCGGGATTTTGCCAGAGGGTGAGCTGCGCCCATACGTGACGTATTCACTGGTCACGGGTGAGCGCATTCCGTCTATGTCTGATTCGGGTCTGATGCGGCACGCCCGTATGCAGGTGAACTGCTGGTCGCAAAGTTACAGCGAGGCCAAGCAGATCGCGCTCGCGGTGCAATCTGCCATCGAGGCCAGCGCGCTGTTCGAGGTGGTGTTCATAGGCGATCAGGATTTATACGACCCCGAGACGAATTTGTTTTACATGGTGCTGGACTATTCGGTGTGGCAGGTGACCGCCTAAGTCACGAGCGCTGCTCATGGTTTCCATTCCGGGTTATCCCACACGACCACGGCGTTACCCTCTGGCATGAGCGAGCGAGAGAAAACCGCACTGCTCTCGTGGACGATATAGGGCAGGTCCAGCAATGGCTTGTGCTGGTGAACAGATACGTTGCCGACGAATATATAGCGTCTGATCTGGCTGAGCATTGCCACCTCATCGACGCCTATCACGTTGCCTCCACGCTGGTGTTCCGCTGCGTTGTATATGTGTGTGACCCACGCGGCGACCACTACCTCAGGACGATGCCGGGCCACTGCTGCCTCGGCGTCCAGGCGTTCGACGTGCGGGCCATAGGTGACAACCGGCTGGCGCATTGTTTGATACAGAGCAATCACTGCCGGGTCTTCTTGCATGTGGTTATCAGTGCAGGGAATACCGAGGGCTTTGCCGAGTACACCGTTCCCGCTGCCGATCTCAATAGCGGAGCGGGTAGGGCTCGCCTCTAGAATCAACTCGTTGATCTTATCGACCAGCTCAACCGTGGGCAGACAGTACAGGCCGTGACGTAGGCAAAAGCCGGACAGGTCCGCTTGTGAGAACTGCGCATAAAAGTCCGTCGGCACCACGCGCAGAACACCATTGTCCAGGGCTTGGGCGTCGAGCGCGTCTTGTGCGCCCTGGCTGACTCTGAGAATCGAAGGTTTCATAACCGGACCTGTATTGGCGGAGAGGATTGGCCGCCAATCATATAACAAAAGTTTTTGCCCAACAAAACACGCCCAAACCAAAACCCCCCAACCGTCACGGATAACCCCATAAGCGTCACGCTCCTGGGGTTTTTTTATTTGGAGAAAACCTCATGGCTACTAAATCCCGCGCCGTGTCTTCGCAGGGCACTCACTTCTATATCGAGAACGGTGGTGCCACGCTGGTGACCACTGCGATCACCGGAATTTCGAAAGCCGCAAAGGCTGTCGTCACCTTCGCCTCGCATACCTATGTCGTGGGTGATGTGCTGACGTTTGCTGCCGTGGTCGGCATGACCGAAATCAACGGCCTGGACGGTATCGT